GCCCGGCCCAAAGCCACGGCGGACGGCCGCATTGACCTCAAGGACGGCCAAATTTGGACCTCTCGGATATCCAACTGGTGGCAAGAATTGGAACTTTCCGAGCTCCTCGAAATATCGGTCAACCAGATGGAAGTCTATGGGCCGACCTTTGAAAAATACACGTGGAACCGGCGCAAGCGCCGCCCCGAAGTGTTGGTGCGCGACGTGTGGAGCGTCCTGCCCGACAAGCTGAACCGCCAATCATTACAGGATTGCCGCTACATAATTGACCGCGAGCCCATGAACGCTGACCGGGTGCGCGTGAAATACCGGCTCTCCGAGGATGAGGCCCCCCAGCCCGAAGATGTGGCGGCGGAGACCGGCGCCGGCCGCGCCCTGCACCGGTCCGACCTCACCAGTGAGGCCAACAGCAGCCCCACCGATAGTTCGTTCGCCACCAATAACCGCCCCGCCGATGGAGGGAACGCCGCCGCCGCTCGTTATGACGGCAAGGACCTGACCGGCGAGGTCATGGTCTATGAACTATGGATCAAGGACCCGAGGAAACGCACCCGCGAGGTGGTGGTGGTGGAGCCGCTCCCGGAAACGGACGCCCTGGGCAACCCCGTTATTGATCCGATGCTGGGCGAGCCGCGGATGATCGCGGTAGAGACGAAGCATCGGATCACCGAAGATTTTTATCCGGGACAAATCAGGTGCATCGTGTTTTGTAGAAATGCCCGCGACGAGGTGAAAATCCTGGCGGACGTGCCCAACCCCTCGATAAACCGCAAACTCGATCCCGACGCCGCGAAATTTTCATGGCTATTTGACAATTTTCCGTTTTCGCTGGCCAATTCCTACCGCGACACCTCCTGTCTGATCGGGTTCTCCTGCGCCGAGCAAATAGCCGACCTGGTACAGGAACTAAACCAAATGTTCAGCAGGATCGCCGAGAACATCAAGCGGATGATGAACCCAGCGCTGATCCTGCCCCTCGACTGCGGGGTGCCGGAAAGCACTATCAACAACCAGCCCGGCCTGCTGATCCGGCCCAAGCGCGGCGCCAACAGCCAATTCATCCGCTACCTCTCTCCCCAGAGTCTGAGCCAGGACATATTCAGATTTTACGAAATGGTGAGGCTCGCCATTGACCTGCTCTCCGGCATCGAGGACGCCGACCGCGGGCGGATGCCCAGCTCGGTCGTCTCGGCCGCCGCCATTGTCGCGCTCCAGGAGCGAGGAGCCGTGCTGGTGCGGCAGAAAATAAGGTCCGTGGACCGCCTGGTGCGCAACCGCGGCCGCGCCGCCATCAGCCTCTTCCAAAATTTTGGGACCGCGGAGGAGTTGATCGAGGTGAACGGCCGGGTGGTGGAATTCCGGGGCAGCGTTTATCTGGGCCAGCAATATATATTCACCGTCGAGAGCGGTTCCACAATGGCCAAGACCTCCCTGGGAGTGGCCGAGGACGCTAAATGGCTGTTCTCGCAACGCGCCATTGACGCGGAGGCCCTGCTCGACGCGTTGGGGTTCCCCAACGCTAAGGCCATAGTCGAGCGCATGGCCGAGGGCCGCCCCCTGCAAATGGCGTTGAACATTCTCCGCCAGGCCGGAATCCAGCCCCCGGCGCTAAAACAGATATTCGAGCTGGCCACCCAGCCGCAATATCAGGAACAGGCGGCGGAACCGCCCACGCCGTCGCCAGGGCCGCCGGTGCAACCGGCCGCCGGACCTCCCGGTATTGCCCCGGACGGAATGACGGAGATGGAGGTGGCCGCCTGATGCCGGTTTACGAGTTCGAGTGCGATTGCGGAAAGCGCTTCGAGGAGTTCTGGCCCATGGACTCGCGGCCCGCCGCGTTGCATTGCATTTGCGGCCGTGCCGCCCGGCGCGTAATGAGCGCGCCCCTGGTACTGGGAGACACCCCGACCTGGGCCACTAAACACGGCAAATGTGTTGACCGCCGCGGCGTCTCGGCCGTGGCCGAGATGATCCAGGACCCGGATGAGGTGGCCAGCGGCAAGGAAAAACGTATTGAGACCCGCGCCGATTTAATAAAGTATAATCGGGCGCGCGGGATTGAGGATTACTGATGGAAATTTTACGCCGAGAGAAGGGGGCAGCTCCGTGGACCACGGATGGGGAGCCGGCAACGGTCCGTCTGATGGTAACGGGGTCCCATGATCGCGGCGCGAGGCGCCAACCCCTAGACCCACGGGGGCAGCCCCAAGTCCTGGCGGGCGGGGAGCCGGAGACGGTCCGCGGCCAAGAACAAGGTCCCTGAATGGAGGAAATTAAAATGGACGACGAAACCAAAACACAAACAACCACCGATGCTCCACCAGCCGCTGCCGCAGCGCAGGCCCAGCAGCCAGATCCCAATGTCTCACTGCTGGAAAAGCAACTGGCCGACGCGCAGTCGGAACTGGGACGCAGGGCCACCGTAATCGGCGAGATGAACGCGCGGCTCTCCCAGGCGGAGCAGGAACGGCTGGCCTTTGAGCAGCGCAAGGCCGAGGAGCCGGACTACAATCAGCAGTACACGGCCCTGGAATCCGCCCGTCAGGACGGCGAAATAACCGAGGACCAGTACAACACTGAATATCGGAGCCTGGCCCGCAAGGAGGCCACCCACGAGGCCAAGCTGGCGGCCGGGCAGGAAGTGCAAACCCTGATCGCCCAGGAGCGGGCCCAGACCGAGCAGCAGAAATGGCTGGCCGAGCACCCGGACTACCGCGAGTTGCAGAAAAACGGCACCTTGGCGGGCATCGTCGCCAAACATCCCGGAATCGAGGACGATATTTCAGCCTACCACGCCTATCACGCGGCCAAGGCCAAAATCGAACTCGCGGAAAAAGCAAAAATCATCGAGGCCAAGAGTTTCAAGGCCGGGGCCGCCGCAGCCGCCGCCGCCGACGCGGGTTCGGACCGGCAGGACCTTTTAATCGGACGGGAGGACGCCGCCGCCGGCGGACCCCCGCCGAAGCGCGATAAATTCGTGTCGTTGGAGGATTCCCGCCGCCGGGCCATGGGGCGGGACATCAAAATCGAGTAACCCGGATGAGCGCCCCGTGGCGGGCGCCGTCCGCAGAGGAGGCTAAAAATGACCTTATCTTACAACGAAATCAATGCCGTAACCCAGGACTACACGCTCCCGGGATGGACCGACCTGCTCTTCGAGGACCAGGTCGCGCTGTGGTGGATGCTCAAACGCCGTCCGTTCGTGGATGGCCTGATTACCGGGCGCGACCTGGAAGTAACCGACAAATGCCTGTACATGCGCAAATCCATCGAGTACGGGCAGGCCAACTCCCAGGACTACGACGTGGACACCGTCATCACCCAGAGCCGCACCGACATCTTCAACGCCATCCGCGTGCCGGTGCGCGGCGCCGTGGTCAGCCAGGCCATCAACCTTACCGACAAACTGGGGGCCGAAGGTTCCAAGGCCGCCCTCATTGACCTGGTCGAGGGAAAACTCGCGAACCTCCGCAAAACCATGACCAAGAAGCTGGAGACGCGGCTGTTCACCACCACGGCCAACACCGGGGCCTCCGGGTACCACGGGCTGGGCGACCTGTTCACCGCCGCCACCTTCCAGGGAATCGCTTCCGCGGACGTGGGCGACAAATGGCCCGCCAACCTGATCTCGGGCGCGAAATCCGCCAACTGGGCGACCATGGCGGAGCTGCGGCGGACGGCCAAGCGCGGAAACAGCGCGGCCAAAAAACCGGGCCTGTATCTGATGCCTGACAGCATCTACGACACCCTGGAAGGCATCCTGATGCCTCAGATCAACTACAACATGCAGATGGGCAAGGACGACGTGGTGGCGCAGGCGGGGTTCAGCGGCCTCAAATGGGGCCATGCCTACGTCATCGCCGACAGCTACTACAGCGACAACCTCACCACGTACATTGACGGACTCAACATGAACCAGCTGCGGTTCAAGTTCGTCAAGGGCTACGCCTTCACCAATCCGGTGTGGGAGCACAAGCAGGAGACGCCGGACACGGAGGTCGCCAACATCCGCGCCATCGGCAATCTGTGGTGCGACGACCGCGGCTCTCACGTCCGGGCGTCCCTGGTGTCGTAAACCAAGACAACAACCCCCGCGCCGGACTACCGGCGCGGGGACCGAAAAAAGGAGCATTGCCATGATGTATATTTTTCATACCCACGCCGGCAGCGCCAGCGCGGGCACGACCAGCACCATACCCGTCCCGTGCAAGGGAAGGGTAGTGGCCGCGCGCGCGTGCAGTCCGGTGGAGATCGCCAACAGCGGCGCCGAGACCATTGACATCCAGAGGGGGACCACCTCGGTCAACCTCATCACCACGGCCGCCACCTACGTGGTCAAGACCAACGTGGAGGGCGTGTCCGACGTCACCAACGGCAAGCTGGAGTTCGACCCGGCCAGCGCGACGGCCGCCAACCAGGTCATCACCGTGGCGGTGTCGCAGCTCGCGGCCGCCGGAGAGATCGGCATCTGCATCACGTTCGACGAAACCTCGAACCCGTATGCCGACATGGTCGGCTCCTGACCGGAGTAATAAAAGCAAAAGGCACAATTCATAAGGATATTAGCCGCTTTTAAATTTAAATCAGCCTGGGAGGTAGCACATGACTCTGAGCGAGCTCCGGGCATTTGTCCGCCAGTTCGTGCAGGACGCCGCCGCCGACTTCGATTTCGAGGACGACGTTATTGACGCCTGGCTGAACCAGGGCGTGGCGGACTTCGCCGCCCAGGTGGACCTGCCGGACCTGGAGGACGATGACACCGTGGCAACCGACCGCGGGGACGCCGAGGTCTCGACCACCTACCGCGCCCGCGCCGACAACGTGGCGACCATCACCACCGACGAGCCGCACAGTCTCCAGGTGGCGGACGTTGTGGCGGTGGCGACCATGGGAGACGCCACCTACGATGCCGCCGCTGCGGTCGTGGCGTCCGTGCCCACTCCCTATACCTTCACCTACGCCAACACCGGGACTGACGAGACCGCCGTCGCCGACACCGCCGGCACGGTGACGCCGGCTGACGACTCTCAGCGGGCCTGGGTGGACCTGCCGGCGGACTTTATGAGAGACCTATGGCAATGCGTGTCCGAGACCACGGACACCACCATCACGATCAACCACAGCTATCGGCGGTTCGTGGCGATTGACCCAACCCTGGACACCGCCGGCTCCGTGGTCGAGGTCGCCCAGCGCGGCCAAGGACGGCTCTATTACCGGGCCGTGCCCGCCAGTCAAGAGGTCATACGGATATGGTTCCGCCGCGCGCCCACGGCCATGAGCGACGACGCCGACGAGCCGGATGGACTGCCGGAGCAGCGCCACAAGGCCCCCGCGTACTTCGCGGCGGCGGAAATTCTCGACCCGCAGGGATTAACGGGGATGGGAGGCCGTTACCGCCAACTCTACCAGTACCAGGTGGA